TGGGCATCGACCGCGACCGGCGTGCCCTTGCTCGAATCCCACTCGACGCACAGCGCGCCGGTGCCACCGACCCACGTCGTCCAGCAGTGATCGGCGCGGATCTGCTCCCACCCCGACCGGCGTTGCTCTTCCACCAGCGCCGCCTCGCCGACCCGGCTGGCCCGGATCGCGGCGTCGTCCGGCGTGGTGGCCGGCACGTCGAAGGCCAGCTCCCGGCGCAGCAGTTTGGCGATGATGCGGCGGGTGTCAGGACCGATGCGGGCGACGGTGGCCCGGACCCGTTGCGGATCCCGGGGCACCTCTTCGAGCCGGCCCGACCCGCGGTTCCAGTACACCCACTGCCGGTTCCGCACGAACATGTTGTTGACCGACGCCTGCTCGCGTTCGGCCCGCGTCGAGCGCAGCGACTTCTCCCACAGCTCCTTCACCTTGCCCGGGGTGATCTGGTCCGCTTCGACCACGGAGTCAGCCATCAGTTCAGCCCTTCGATCACGGGCGCCGGCTCACGTTGGTCAGTCGCGGTCCGTTGCTGTCGGTCCAGTCCGATGACCTCGCCCGCGTGCCGAGCGATGGCACGGTCGACAAGGGCGCGCCGTTCGCCAGCCCACTCCTGTCGTTCCCGTCCCTGGGCATGCACCAGGGCACCCAGCACGCAAGCGAGCACGACCGTCACCACCCCGAGGCAGATGACGGCCGCGATCACGAGGCGTCCACCAGCTCTTGCAGTTGGACGCCGGCCTCCGTCGCCGCCTCGATCACGGCGACGATGGCATGGTTCAGCTTCTTGTTGACGGCCCGCACCCGGGCCAGCTCGGCCCGCGTCTCTTTCAGCTTGTCGTTGACCCCCGCGTCGTAGTCCCAGCCGAGGCACGTCATCAGCAGCCGCACCGTGTCCTCGTGAAGACACAGCCGGCCCCACGACGGCAGCGCGTCGAGATCCCGGTCGAGATCCACGACGTGCTCGCCGGGGGCGACCTCGTAGCGGCCGGTCACGAAGTCGCCGCCGGCACAGGCATCGACGGGGAACGAGTCGCGGAGCTGCACTACTTGGTGCTCGTGCTCGTGCTGGTCGACTTGGCCTTTTCCTCCGGCACGGGCTCCGGGGGCTGGATCGGCTCCGGCGGGTCAGGCTGCGGGTCGAGCGCCACGCCGGTGTCGGGATGCACCGCGATGAGCGGCACCGGGCCGACGACATGATCGGCCGGGATCCAGATGTACGGCTCCGGCTCGTCGGCGGCCTTGGGGTCGGTGGTGGTGGCGGACTTGGTATCGGACATCGGTTCTCCTTTAGACGGCTACGAGCCGGATCTTGTTGGACGCCCGCCCTTCGGGCGAGATGACTTGCGCCTCGGACACGCCGGCCCCGCCCGCCGTCCAGTTGACGATGATCGTGCTCGGCGACAGCCACGTGGCGGCCGAGCTGTCGACGCCAGTGATCTGGAAGCGCGACCCGAACGCCACGTTGCGGCACTTGATGACGGACCGCACCGACTGGCCGACGATGAACCGTTCCGGTGACGGCGTTGCCAGCTCCGGCAGGACGCCGGCCGGGATGTTGACCTGGCCTCGCGATGCCGGGTCGAGGGTCATTGCAGCCATGTCAGAACCTCCCGATGACGGGGTGACACGGGTGACGGCGGTCCCGGTCACGCTTCTTGATCGACGCCCAGTGACGCTCGAAGATCGTCTCGGGCTCCTTGTGCAGCCGCCGGCCCCGCAACACGCCGTTCATCAGCTCGATGGCCGCGTAGGCGAGCACGTCCACCTGGTCGTCGTGGGCGCCGACCGGGAACGACAACAGCTCATCCTCGAAGTCGGGCAGCCACACGGCGTCGCGGGGGAACCAGATGCGGCCGGCCTCCATCAACGCCACCGCCGTCTCGGCCCGGGCCAGCTTGTTGCGGTCCGGCTTCAACCACCGCACCACGACGCCACGCACCTGCGCCTCATGGAACAGCGACAGCGTGGCGGCCTGATGTTCGATACCGACCCACGACGGCGACCACGTGTCCCACATCGACTCGATGAGTCGAGCGTGTTCCGCCGATTCGACCCGCACCCGACGAAGGTCCAGCAGCAACAGGTTGGGCGGATCGGTCGGCGTGACGGCCCACGTGGCCGCCGCCGTGTAGTCAGAACGTTTGCGCGTCGTGTATGCGGGGTCCATCGTGATGAACCGCCAGCACATGCTGTCGTCAACTGTGTGGTCGCCGAGGATGTTGTACGTCTCGTCGCCCTTGGTGAGCTTCGTCCAGTAGTTGAACGGCCGCCGGAACATGGCGCCGCCGGCCAGCGTCGGCCGTTGCTGGTACAGCGCCGCCCACGGCCCCGGCCCGATGTCCATGCGAGTCAGTTCCAGCGACCGCTCATCGAACCGTTCCGGGCACAACGCATCGCCGGGCCGCCGGCCGAGCACGTCATTCTCTTCGGCCAGCGCCGGCAGCCGCAGCCGCTCCACCCGCATGCCCTGAGTGGCGGCGAGGATGCGAGCCACGAGATCGTCGGTATGCCAGCGCGACATGATGACGATGACCTTCGCCTTCGGGGTGTCGCGCCGAGTCAGGAACGTGGAGCGCCACCACTCCCACAAGTGCTCGCGCATCACCGCCGACGCCGCGTCTTCACCGTTCTTGATCGGATCGTCCACGATCAACAAGTCGGCACCTTTGCCGGTGATCGGACCACCGGCGCCGGCCGCCCACATCCCGGCCCGGGAATGCTCGATGTCCCAGCGGTGCGCCGCCTTCGAGCGGTTGTCGATCTGCACCCCGAACTCGCCGCCCCACTCCGACACGATCTCCCGCGCCCGCCGGCTGTGCGTCTCGGCGAAGTCGGCCTCGTAGCTCGCCAGCCCGACCCGCCCGCCGTGACGGAGGATGTACCAGGCCGGCGTCCACCGGCTACACAGCTCGCTCTTGCCGTGCCGGACCGGCTGCTCCACGATCAGGCAGTCGCACGTGTCCTGCTCGATCATCGCCACGATCCGCTCCGACGTGTGGACCAGATGCCGGTACGGCAACCACTGGCCGTACGAGCACGCCGTGGCGAACGTCGCCGGATCGGACAGCCTCGTCTCCATGTCGAGCACCCGGGCGAGCACGGCGCGCTGCCCAGCGGGGAGCTGCGCCACCTTCACGGGGTCGAGGGAGTCGAGGAACGTCGTCACTTCGGCACGATCAGCGCCAGCACGCCGGTATGGCCGTCGATGGTGAAATGCCACGACTTCGACTTGGTCGCGCCCCGGATGCCCTCTTCGACCTTGGTGAGCCCGTCGAGCGCGCTGTTCTCGAAGAACCGGGCGTGACGGATCCAATGGGCCAGCTCGCGGTTCAAGTACCCCTTCGCCTGCGCCAGCGTGTCGCACTCATGGCGCGTCTCCCCGATCACCGCCACGTACTCGCCGACGCGGGTCCGCGTCGCCGTCACGGCCGACGCGCCCCGTTGAACAACGTGACGAGGTAGACGAGCGCGATGATCGCCACCTCTACGACGATGAACCAGCCTTGTGCCTCGGTCATGATGCCTCCGGTTCGTCATTCACAGAACTGCGCCGGGATGGCGCCTTCGGCCAGGGCGATGGACTGGCGGGAGGGGCATCGCCCTCCGGTCCCACCAGCCCACCGCGCCGCCAGCGGTCCAAGAACCGCTCGATCGGGATGATGCCCATGAGAATGAGCCCGGTCACGAGCAACGGCACGTCGTGTCCGGGCGTCGTCGCGCCGTAGATGATGCAGAAGATGGCGAGCCCGAACATGGCGATCTGACGGAACAGATCCCACCAGTGCGGAGTGACCGCCGGACCGATGTGACCCCGGTCGTTCACCATCACCACCCGGCATGGTTCGGCAGTCTGGCCCCTCCTGTTGCACGCCGTCAAGGTCTGTAGCAGACTGCGCTTGACCGTTCGATTCCGGAGGCAGCGCGATGGAGAACCCGCCCCGGCCCGACGGCGGCCCCAACCACAACGGCTGGGCCGTTATTCGCGTCCCTCACCGCTGCACGTCGCAATACTGCGACGAGCCCGCCGTGGTCATGTACTGGTCGGCCGTCGGCGGCTACGGCTGGCACACCCGACCCCGGCACTGGCGCGGCAAGTACGCGTGCGACACGCACCTCGAACAGTGGTGGTCGGGCCTCCACTACGACGCCGACGCCGGCACGATCTGGTGGGAAAACGAACGTGGCCGCGAGTATCTGGCCGGTCCGATCCCCGCCGCCTCCTGATGCCGCCCGGACTGGGCCAAGTGATCCTCGCCGCCGTGCTCGCACTCGTGCCGGCGACACACGTCGACAGGACACAGGTCGGCCCGGCCCCCGACATGTCCGCGCCCGCTTGGAGCCGATGCCCCGAGTGGTACAGCACCGCCCTCGAAGTCGGCTGGCCCGAATCGGAATGGCCCACCATCGACCGCGTGATGAAGTGCGAATCACAGTGCAGCCCGAAGGCTCACAACAGATCCGGCGCCTCCGGGCTCATGCAGATCATGCCGCTCTGGTGGAACGGCCGCGATCCCTACGACCCGACCGTCAACCTCACGATGGCCCTGGAAGTCCACGAGCGCCAGGGTTGGCGCGCCTGGTCGTGCTACTGACATGGCGCGCCCGGCGAAAGTCAAGAAGGGTCCGTACATCCGACTGTTCTGCGGCTACTTCACCGACGCCCGCGTGCTCGGTGTAGGCGCCGAAGCCGAACTGGTCTGGCTCCGCTCGATCGCCTGGTCGAAAGACAACCGGCTCGACGGCGCCATTCCCGAATACGCCCTCCCCGCCCTCATGGGCAAATGCCACCACCCGCCGTCAGTCATCGCCGACGAACTCACCGGCGCCGGCCTCTGGCTCGCCAACGGCACCGGCTGGCACATCCCACCCGACAAGTGGGTCGGCTACCAGATCACCGACGAACGCGCCGAAGAGATCCGAGCCGACGCCCGCGACCGCGCCGCCCGCTACCGAGCCAAGCAGGCCGAGACGAATGGACGTTGAACTCTCCTGGACCGAAATCCGCCTCGGCGGCCTCACCGGCGTCGACCGCCGCGTCCGAGCCATCGGCCTGGACCGCCGACGCCGCTTCGCCCAACCCGTCAACTGGAACGATGACATCGTGGGCGCCCTCGCCGAGATCGCCGTCGCCAAAGCGCTCGACCGCTACCCGAGCCGCGGCTGTCAACCCGACTGGGCCGGCGACATCGGCGACTACCAAGTCCGCGCCACCGAGCTACCGAACGGCTGCCTGATCGTCCACGAAGACGACCGCGACACCGCCTGCTTCATCCTCGTCGTCGGCACCCCGCCCGTGCTCACCATCCCGGGCTGGATCCTCGGCGCCGACGCCAAACGCCCCGAATGGTGGCGCACCGATGTCCGCTGCCCCGCCTTCTTCGTCCCGCAGCACGCCCTCCACCCGATCACGGAGCTGCCATGACCCGAGCTGACACCGCCGTCCTCCTGCGCCGCATCGGCGCCCTCTACGGCTTCACCCGCGCCGCCGACAACGACACCATCGACGCCTGGCACCAAGCCCTCGAACGCTTCGATCCACAGGCTGTGTACGACGCCCTCGACCGCATCGTCACCGGCGGCGAGAAGGCACCCCACGCCGCCCGCCTCATCGCCGAAGTCCGCAGCCGGATGACGCCCGAGATCCCCGCCCCCGACCCGCTCCCCGACCCGGTGCCGATCCTGCCCGTCGAACGGGTCCGCGAGATCCAGGCCGCCGGCATCGAGATCGGCCGCCAACAGACCGCCTTCGCCCTGTGGTGGCGCAACGGCGCCCACGGGCACTACCCGGGATGCGACTGCGGCCGGTGCGCCAACCGACTCGTCCCCGACGACGACCCGGACATCCGCCCCATCCGCCCGATCACCTGGACCCCACCGGACCCGGCATGAGATCTCACGAGATTCCGTGCGATCTGTGGCACTACACGTGCCGGCACGCCGCTCAGCGCATCGGCCGCCGCGGCGACCTCGAACCGCACGCCCAGCCCGCGCTCGAAGGCCGCGTCGTGCTGTGGGCCACCGACCTCGCCGAACCCGACCGCGACGCCCTCGGACTCACCAGCACGATCCTGCCGTGCGACCGCACCGAAGTGCGCTACCGGATCCTCGAACCGGACGCCTTCGAGCCGTGGACCGCATGGTGGCCCGGCCAGCGCATCAACCCCCAGCTCATCTCGCAGCTCACCCACCCGCCCCACGCCCCGAAGCACTGGTACGTCGCCGTCTGCCCGGCCCTCGCCGGACGCGCATAACGCGTTACGCACGCGTGACTCACATACCCCAACGGAGTCGCCTGGGGGCATACGGGAGACGGGAGACGGGAGACGGGAGACGGGAGATGTTTTGTCTTTCATCGGTTGACATGAGAACCCCCCCCTCGCGCGCTGTCGCCGGCTGGGGGGGGGAGGACTGAACACGCTGTCGTGGACGCCCACACCAATATGCCTTGTACGCAGGGGATATATATATACACAAGCGGGGCCGGCCGACCGAGGGGTGGGGGTGGGTGCCCCGCCCGGCGGCGATGTCGCGTTCGCGTCACCCCAGCGTGACACCCCCCCCACCAGGTCAGGCAGGCGGGCCCACCTGCTCGTCATCCGCCGCTAGCACCGCGGCAGGCAGCGCGTCCCGACCGGCCGCAGCTTGCAGCTCGCGCACCCGCTCGGCCAGCGCCTCGCCGGTCAGGTGCGCCACGATCGAAGTCTGGTCAGGCTCGCCGGCCGCAGCCCGGGCCACGTCGGCCAGCGCTCGAATCCACGCGTCCGGATCCCTGACGACCTGCGCGCCAGTCTCGACTCTGGCGATGCACGACAGCACCGCAGCCCAAGCGATCGCGGGCACGTCTTCTCGTGACAGCGAGCCGGCCAGCGAGTGCAACAGCTCCGCCGCGTCTTGCGCCGTCACTCGTCGTGCGAGATCCCGCGCCTTGCGAGCCGCGTTCCCCCGGGCACCCATCGCCCGAGCCCGTTCGGGATCATCAGCCGTGAACGGCCGAAGCCCCGCCGTGTTCGTCGCCATGCCCGGGCACCGTAGCAACCTGCTACCAGTTTCCCCGGATTGGCCCCTGTAGGGCCGCAGGAT